CAACAATCGGTGGTGGATAGCTAGCACCATTATACGCTTGCGAGTTGGCTACAATTTGTAGGGCCGATATAGGTGACCCAGCTGACCCACCATTGATAAGCCAAGCTTGCTTATCGGAAAGAATGATCAGCCCTTGTGGTTGCGTGATCATTGATTGGATAGTGTTTAACTGTCCTGAAACTAAGGTGCCTTGGATCGCATTATCACCCGCGGCAGGGATAGTGACGTTGAAATTATAAGGTGCTCCCGGCTGCGACATGTTGAATTGCTGCGGAGAACTAACAGGCCCTGCAAGGACTAGGCGCTGTTGAAAGAACCCAGGTACCGTTGGGTTACCAGATGAAGCAGTGCCAAGGACAGAAACTGCTGTAGCAACTATGCTACTACCAGTGGTGAATATAACAGCTGGCGGCGTGCTATATCCAGTCCCAGGGGTAGTGACCCCAACAGAGGTTATTCCCCAAGTAATGTTGAAAGTGGCATTTATGCCAGTGCCTGAATTTGTAGTGTAACCTGATGGATTACCTCCAGTAAACTGCCCCGAAGTTAATGACCCAGCATTGACTATTGCAATGGCAAGAATATTACCAGAGCCACCTACACTTGTAATACGGATAACTATTCCAGCATAAACCCCAAGGATGTCGCCAATGGCATAGCCAAAACCGGGGTTGCTAATTCCTATGGATGTAACAGTGGCCTGTGCATATGCTATCGCACCGGAACCGCCCCCGCCTGAGAAGGAAACAAAGGAGATTTGTTCTCCGCTTTGATACGCACCAACGTTGGTCATGGTAACACTGGCAACGCCAGTACCAGAGAATGGGTTTTGAACAATGGGTGGGCCTTGAGAGAAGTCCGGGGTGATATTGGAATCGATTAATGACAATCCAGTGACGTTGCCTATGAAGCCGAAGGCCGAGCCACCAGGTACTGCTCCAGCATAGCTAGGTACAGCCCTGTAGACATTGTAGCTAACAGCACCAATTGCACTGAGCCAGCTAACTGTGTTGGTTCCAAGAACCGAACGAATGTCTTGGATACTACCAAGTGTGCCATAGGCTGAAGGGGCACTTTCTTGGCCACTAGAATCAACTGAGGTAACGACGTAGGCATAGCTTACTGAGCCAGCAGCAAGGGTCGTGGCCATGCTTATACCAGCTGGTGGTGAGATTGTGGAGCCGAAGTTAATCGCAGACAGAGTCCAACTAGTCGCAGTAGTCAGAACTAATTGATACGGCGGATGGTTTGGGTGGCAGATGACCATGGTATTAACATTTTGGGCAAACTTAAGTCTGGAGAGTTCGCTAGCCGTATATGGAGAGGTAATTGTATAAACCCGCTGCGATTGGCCACTAGAGGTATAGGTAGTATAGGCAGTGGAATTGACTAGGGCACCGTTAAGGTCATTAAGCTGGTATGTGTTAGCTGTTGCTCCTGCAACGATGTAGAAGTTGCCATTGACCTGCGACATTCCACCAACGTTGGAGATGAATACCCAATTACCATTGGCATAGCCGTGGGCAGTAGAAGAAACTACAGCTGGATTAGCTTTGGTTATTCCGGTGATAGTCTTGGCAGACTCAAGAACTGGCGCACCATTGTTGTAGAAGCGAACGTAACCATCGCCAAACTCTAAGATATAGGAAACGATGAACGAGGCTTGGAATGGTATTAACCGAACAGCTGAGGTCGACTTGGTCTGGAGGATGTACTTGGTCCCGGGCCTTGACGCAGCCCCACCACGGTGATCGACGAAGAAATTGCGGAGTAAGGCTGCACCGGAGTGATACTTGGCAAGATCAACTCGAGCAAATAGCGCAGGTGTCCATTCACCAGTGTTGAATGAGGTCTGGATGACGGGTTGACCCACAGCTTTTTCCTTATTCTATGTGAAGCCGGGCCATAGGCTCCCCCAGTTGAAGCCTGTGTTATATGGTCCAGAGTAGTCTTCGACGTAATCAATGCCGCGGACGCGGAGCCAGTCTGGGGTCACGTCGTTGACCTTGAGGCCTTCGTTGCCATCTGTACCGCGGGCTTCAACGATAAGCGCATTGGCCTCAGCGACCTTCATATTGGCCAGGGCCTTGTCACCAGTCAGGGCGATGCAGAGACGAGAGCCTAGTAGCAAGGAAAAAGCTTCTTGGAACTCGTCATCGAAGACATTAGTGTCGCTGACGTCACGAACGTAGTTGGCAATCGCGAACTCTTGATTGGTTAGAATGACCCGTTGATCGGTAGCAAAGGAAGTTTGAGTAAGCGAGAACGTTGCACCAACTCCAGAGCCAGTGGTGGAACCTTGAGATTGAGTTGTTCCAAGAAGGTTGAAATAAGACCCACCAAGGATTTCGCCACGAACAGCAGTGGAAACGTTGACTGAGGTAACAGAACCACCACCACCAATAGTAGCAACTTGCAAGACTACTGGGGCACCCAATGGTGGAGAACCTTGCGGTGCTTGAGCAAGAGTGATAAGTTCACCAACGACATAACCAGAACCACCAGAAACCGGTGTAGCAGCAGTGACCCCAAAGAATTGATCTACAGCCACAGAGAATTTAACCGGTGGCCCTTGCCAGAAGGTTGGAGCACCACCAGTTACAGCAGTAGTGATTGGGATGCCAGAGGCAAAGCCAGTTGCTGTTTGCGGAGTCACATAGACCATTCGCAGGCAATCGATTGGGTACTGATACTCGTAGGCCCATGGCGGGTATGGCTGCCCCTTGGCCCAGATTGCAGAGGCTGCAGCTGTATTTTCTGGGGTCCCAGGGACCGAGGTTATGAAGTTCAGGAGGGCCGTTGAGGTAGCACAATTCCATGGAGCCATGCGAAGAAGCCTACGGCGGAACGCATCGTAGATAAGATTTGCTTGGATGGCTTCATTGAGACTATTGCCCGCTAGCTGCCCTGCGGTCACGGTCGTTCGAGAACCAAAAGTCTGCAATGCCCGATTGACTATGACCGCATCAACCATTGTTGATACTCCTAATGACGTCCTTGCGAACCGCAACAGCCGTGGTTGATCCCACCAATGCCAACAGAGCCGCCCTTCTGTAGGGCATCAGACCTCGAGCCTTGACTACCATCAGTACCGGAGTTGGCACCGTGGATGCCGGGTGATTGCGGATCATTGATGTTCTTCGGACCCTGCGGAGGGCTATAGTTGTTGACGTCTCTGGTCTGGCCAGGGAGGACGCCACCGCGCTTGATTGTAGCAGCTTGTGGCTGCGGGGTGTCACTGCCGTACTCATTGAGGATATCACGAGACATCGGTAGCCTCCTTTGCAGACAATGGTAACTTCTCGGGTTCGGACGGCTTTGTCATAGGCTCGGCGGGCGGCTCCGCAGCCCTTTCCTCAGCCGCTGCCTTCTCTGCCTCAGTAGCAAACCCATTCGGCCCCATTTCCTCGTTGATCTTTCGGAGCCTAGCAAGGGCCGAAGCAGCGATGTTTGGAAGCCCACCATTCGCGTGGGCCTTCTCTTGAATATGCAGCAGTGCTGCGATTTCTTCTACGGTATGCATGTTAGTACTTTCCTTGGCTGCCACCCTTGCGGGAGGTGATGTTGCGGATGCCTGGGGCGCGGTAACCACGACCAGCGTCCATAGGCGTTCCTTTGAAAGTAAAGTCGCCAGCTTCGGTAGTATGGCTACCGAGTTTGTTACCAAGGTAACTCACCGCACCGGGGTTCACTGCTTTCGGGTCCGGCTCGACCTTTTGATCGTGCGGACCTGAGATAGATGCTCGTCCTTGTTTCATGTCCCGTCTCCTTTCTTGGTTATAAGCCTAGTATGGTCCCAGCGATTCTCTGGGTCTTTAGCCATCTCGCGGCGGACCTTTTCAAAGGTGCCACCATCGAGGTGGAGTTCTTGAAGAAGTTGACGGTAACGGTCGTCGCAGCGTTCCATTTCCCGGCGAACGTGCTGCGGGGCTTCCTGGCCCATTTCGTGGTAGAGGTTGACGATGTCATGAACGTCATGCATGTACATGATAAACCGCCGCATCTTCTCTGGGATTTCGGACTCCGCGTCGATTATATAGCTGATGACCTTCGACATCTGTTGCCGGATTTGCGTTAGCTCCCGCGAGCAGCGTTCGAGATAGACGATCTCTGAATGAAACTCCTTCTTGGTCGATGACGTGGCTTCGTCTTCGTTCTCGTCATTCATTTGGCTTTCTTCTTTCTAAGAATGCCAGTCTTGGCATCCGCTTGATTGAAGTCTTTGGCTACCTTTGGCGGGATGCCAACCTTCTTAGCAAAGGTTGGATTGTGCGCCGCAGCTGCCATCGTACGGGCTTGCTTTGCAGACTT